CGCAAGCTCAACGGGTGCTTCGACACAGTGCAGCCCGGTGAGCCGCTGTTCATCGGGATGGACTTCAACGTCGGCAAGATGGCGGCAATCACCCACGTCAAACGTGACCAGGGGCTGCCCAGGGCAGTAGATGAGTTGATCGACGGCTACGACACGCCTGACATGATCCGCCGCATCAAGGAACGCTACTGGCATCACGACGGCAACGACTTCAAGAAGACGTGCGAGATCAGGATCTACCCAGATGCATCGGGCGATTCGCGCAAGTCCGTGAACGCCAGCATCACCGACCTGGCCATGCTCAAGCAGGCCGGGTTCGCGGTCATCGCTCCAGCGGCAAACCCGCCGGTGAAGGACCGAATCAACGCAATGAACGCCGTCTTCTGCAATGCGCAGGGCGAGCGCCGCTACCTGGTCAATCCGTTCACCTGCCCAACCTACGCCGATGGCCTGGAGCAGCAGGTGTGGGGCGCGAACGGTGAGCCAGACAAAACCGCCGGCATCGATCACGCGAACGACGCCAGCGGCTACTTCATCCACCGCGAGTACCCGATCATCAAACCGGTCACCGCTATCAAAATGGGATACGCCCGATGAGCAACGACGTCTCCTTCAAGCGGGCGGATTACATCGAAGCGCTGGACCGCTGGGCGACCGTTCGCGACGTCTGCGCCGGGCAGCACCGGGTTGTCGATCGGCTCCCATACATCAACGCGCACGACAAGTCGCCGGAGAACGAAGACCGGAACCGGGCTTACCGCGAGCGGGCGGTGTTCAAGAACGCCACCGGGCACACCCGTAACGGGTTGCTTGGCCTGGCCTTCCATAAAGACCCGACACTCACGGTGTCGAAGAAGCTTGAGTACCTGCAGGACAATGCCAACGGTTCCGGCGTCAGCGTCTACCAGCATTCCCAGGGCACGCTTGAAAAGGTGCTTGAGGCCGGTCGGCATGGCCTGTACGTCGACTATCACCAGGACGACAGCATCGGCGGGCACTCGGTGATCCTGTCCTACTGCGCTGAAGACATCATCAACTGGCGCACCGGCATGGTTAACGGTCACAGCGTGCTGACGCTGGTGGTGTTGCGTGAGTCGCCTGAGATTCCCGACGGCTTCGGTTTCAAGACGGTCGAGCAGTTCCGGGAACTGGCGCTGGAGGACGACGGCTTTGTCTGCCGGGTCTGGCGCAGGTCCGGGCCGAAAGGTGGCGGGCCGCTGGCGGTCACCGAAGAATTCAGGCCTGAAGGTGTCACTGGGCGTTTCAAAGAGATCCCGTTCACCTTTGTCGGCGCGCAGAACAATGACCCCAGCATCGACGAATCACCCCTGTACGACATCGCCATGATCAACCTGGGCCATTACCGGAACAGCGCCGACTATGAAGACAGCGTTTTCTGGTGTGGGCAGGCTCAGCCGTGGATCAGCGGCTTGGATGAGCAGTGGCGCGACTGGATGGAGAAGAACGGCGTCTATGTCGGCTCCAGGGCGCCAATGATGCTGCCGGCCGGTGGCCAGTTCGGCTACGCGCAGCCATTGCCCAACACACTGGTCAAAGAGGCCATGGCCGACAAGAACCAGATGATGATCGAGCTGGGCGCGCGGATGGTGGTGGCGTCAATTGCCACCAAGACCGCTACGGAGTCTCGTGGTGATCAGTCGGCCTCCACTTCGGTGCTGGCCGGCTGCGTGGCAAACGTAAGCGAGGCTTACACCCGGGCAATCATGTGGTGCTGTGCCTACATGGGCATCGCTGACAAGAAGGTTGCCTACCAGGTGAATCAGGAGTTCGTCGAGCTGACTGCTGATCCGCAGATGATCACCGCCTTGGTTGGCTTGTGGCAGAACGGCGGATTCGCGAAGGCTGACCTTCGGGCCTACCTGCGGAAGCTGGGCCTAATCGCGCCAGAGCGCACTGACCTGCAGATCGACGGCGAATTGCAGGAGCAGGGCGACGGCCTGGGTCTGGACAACGAGGACACACCAAATGGCGGCAAACCAAGCAATCCATGACGCCACCATCCGGCACGCCGTTTTCCTCGAAAAGCTGAAGGCGGGGGAGGTGGGCAAGTTCGCCCCCTTCCTCAAGGAGATCGATCGCTCGATCCGCGACCGGCTGACCCAGTCGGACCTGACCGAGTACAACGTCAAGCGCCTGGAAGTGCTGCTGAAGGAGGTCGACAGCCTGTTGCTGGGCATCTTCGACCGCTACAGCGCGCAACTGAACCTCGACTTGGTGGATATCGCTAACTATGAGGCCGAGTTCGAGGCGACCAGTCTTGCCAGGTCAGCACCGGTCGGCGTATCGCTCGACGTGGTTGCGCCGACAGCCGCAGCAATCCGCACTGCAGTGCTGAAGAATCCGCTCAGCGTGCGCGGTACCGGCGGTGGGAAGTTGCTGAAGGCCTTCATCAAGGGTTGGACCGGCGCCGAGCGAGAGCGTGTCACCGGCACTATTCGGCAGGGCTACTTCGAAGGGCAGACGAACTTCCAGATCATCCGCAACGTTCGCGGCACTAAGGCGGCAGGCTACAAAGACGGCATCCTGGCGACCACCAACCGCAATGCCAGCACGGTCGTACATACCGCGATTCAGCATGTGTCGTCTCAGGCGCGCATGGAGGTGGCAAAGGCCAACACTGACATCGTGGAAGAAATCCAGATGGTGGCCACACTGGACAGCAAGACCAGCCAGCAATGCCGCTCGATGGACAAGCGCAAGTTTCCGGTGGATTCAGGCCCAAGGCCGCCATTCCACCCGAACTGCCGCACTACCTTCATTCTCCTGACCAAGCTCAGCGCGATGTTTGCCAAAGGTGCTACCCGGGCTTCGGTGGGTGCCAATGGCGGACAGCAGGTCAGTGCCGACCTCGACTATTACCACTGGCTTCAGCAGCAGCCTGCGACGTTTCAGGATGTGGCGATCGGTCCGGTGCGTGCCAAGCTGTTCCGGGAGGGTGGATTGACCGTGGAGCGCTTCACGGAGCTGCAACTTGATCGCAACTTCGCGCCGCTCACCCTCGTGCAAATGAAAGGGCTTGAGCCGCTGGCATTTGAGCGAGCAGGCATCTGATGTAATGTGCCCTTTTTCGGCCATGGACGTGATACATGAAAGGGGAGATACAGGAACAAATCGCCGGGGCTCTTGAGCAGCTTTTTGACGGGGTGTCGAAGCTTCAGGCGGCATTTCCCGGCAAGCCATTCACGCTTGACGGCAGGCTGGTGGGTGACATCGGTGAGATAGTTGCGAGCTTGCACTACCAGATAACGCTGAATGAGGGCCTAACCAAGCACCATGACGCCGTTGCAGACGATGGCCGGAATGTGCAGATCAAAACAACTTTCTCTAAAAACCTGACGTTCCCAGTGGGGCATGTACCTGATTATTACCTTGGTATAAAACTCAATCGGGACGGCTCGTTCGAAGAGATCTACAACGGCCCCGGAAAGTTGATCAAGGAAGAGCTCAAGCGACGAGCACCGACCTCCACTGGCCTGCATGGGAATCTCATGGGCCAACTGAAGCGTATCAACCTGACTATTTCGGACGCTGAACGAATTCCCAGACGTTAAACAATTCGCACACAACCCGCTTCGGCGGGTTTTTTATTGCCTGCAAAGCGGGCAACACATACCCAAGGGGTGCATCAACGTGGCAGAAGAAAACGAAATCGACCTGGAAAACCCGGCAATTAAGGCCGCTATCGCGACTGCCGTTGAAGCATCCGTTTCCGGTTTGAAAACCAAGAACTCGGAGCTGCTGGGCAAGCTGAAGGAAACCTCCGGCAAGCTAACCCAGTTCGAAACTCAATTCGAAGGCATCGACATCGACGCCGTCAAGGGCCTGCTCAGTCGGGCTGGCCAGGACGAAGAAACCAAGTTGCTGACCGAGGGCAAGGTGGATGAGGTATTCAACAAGCGCACCGAGCGTCTACGTGGCGAGCACGACAAGCAACTGAAGGCGCTCGCGGGCCGCGCCGAGAAGGCTGAAGCCTTCGCCGCCAAGTTCCAGGGCAAAGTCTTGGGCGACTCGGTGCGCGGCGCTGCACTGAAAGCCGGCGCACTGCCGGAAGCAACCGACGACATCATCCTGCGCGCCAAAGGCGTGTTCTCTCTAAACGAAGAGGGCGAAGCGGTCGCTGTCGATGAGCATGGCCAGACCATCCTCGGCAAAGACGGCAAGACCCCTCTGACTCCGCTCGAATGGGCCGAGTCTCTGCGCGAAAGCGCGCCCCACCTGTGGCCAAGGGCCTCAGGGACACAAGCCCCGGGCGGGGGCGGCGGCCAGGCTGCATTCAAGCGCTCCGAAATGACCTCCGAGCAAAAGCGCGAATACCAGCGCAAGCACGGCCAAACCGCATATCTGCAATTGCCCAAGTAAGGGGAAATACTCATGGCGACAACCGTCAATAGCGACCTGATCATCTACAACGATGAGGCGCAAACTGCATACCTGGAGCGCGTTCAGGACAACCTGGACGTGTTCAACGCGTCTTCCAATGGCGCGATCGTCCTCGACAACGAGCTGATCGAAGGCGACTTCCGCAAGCGCGCTTTCTACAAGATTGGCGGCTCGCTGGAACAC